GACCCCTCAAATATCTTTGCCACCGCAGATGGATGGGTTCTTCGACACTATAAAAATGCTGCTAAATCAGCATACTGGGATGAGATTTTAGTCTCAGTAGATGGTTTAGTTGGTGCAGGTGGAAGAGGAACTGATACTATCGCTGCTGCAGATATTACTGCTGTATTCTTTGAGGAGACTACATACGCTGCTGCTGCCACTGGAACTGTGGTCGTTATCTACAACGAGTTGGTTGATGTTACTAACGGAGCAACCCTTGTAGTTACTAACACAACAGATAGTGCAAGTATAACTGCTACTGCTGCTGCACAGACAGGCACAAACCGTGTTGAATTTACATTCACATGTGCTGCTGCATCTAAGGTACATACTATTGGTGCTCAGACAATCTCTGGAACAATCAAAGACGCTGGTACAAACACAGCATCTGACAAGGTATTTGTTCTAGGTGATACAATCGGTGCTGGTGGTTCTGGTTCTACTAAGACAATTACAACGACTTAATGAATGAATTTTGACGAACTGAATGAGGAAACCTTTATTCTGTTCGCCGTAAAGCATTATGAAAATCCTCAATGTGTTACACGTGAGGATTTTGAAGAGGATATGAAGCGTTTCAAATATTTGAAACGACTTCTAAGACGTTATGTTAGAGGGGGTCCATTGAGGACTCATCTCATTATAAACCATCTTATTATTCTTTATAATGTATTCGGTGAAGCAGCAACTCCCTTACTTTTTTATAAGTTAGAAAGGGAGTATTGGGGTATTCTAAAAACTATACTTCTTTATTTGAATAAATATCCAGTAGGGATGCTTCCTGCCTTGGAAGAAGATCCTGATGTTAAAGAGGAGATTTTAAAAATATGAATGAAGAACTACAAACAACTGGTTCCACTCCTTCAGCAGCAGGGTATAGCGAGAAGTCTGATGCTTCTGGTCCTGTAGCAGGTGTATCACCTGTCATGAGGATGCGTGCCAAATTGAAAGACCGAAAGAAACTCGTAATGCCTGGTAACAAAATGAAAGAATCCATTGACCGTCTTAATCCTGGTGGACCTAATAGGTTATTCCAGTACAAGATTAATATTCCTGGAGTTGGTGAGACTATTGTGTATGCAAACTCTCCTGCAGAACTCAGACAAAAGATGCGTCTTCTTATCAACCCTCGTTACAGGGGTGACATAGAGATTGAAAGAATATTCCCAGGTCAAGCAGCACAATTCTTTATGCAGAAACGTATGCAATTCATGCGTAACGAGCAGTCAGGTGAGAACGATAAAGAAAATCAACAGATGGCACAAGGTAAAATTGCCATTGAGAAAAAGAAAGTATTACTTAAGAAACAAGCACTTCAAAAGCAACTGCAACTGAAGACACAGAAACTTAAGAAACAGGTGAGAGCTGGTGCGGAGCAAGATGAGACACGGTAATGGATGTCAACTCTGCTATACTAGAAAGATTAGAAAAAGTTGTCTCGACCTTACAGGAAAATTCTGTAAAGATGGGGCAACTTCTTGCTGTACACAATGAGAAACTTGATAAGCAGGATAGAATTGATGCTGTATTGTTTGAGAAGGTGGAGTCAGTCCATCGTGAGGTAAACCGTAGAGCAGAGGAGATAAAGAAAGGTTGTGAAAGAGATATTAGAAAAGTCGATGAACGTCTTAAGGTTATGGAGAAGAAGATGTGGACTATTTTTGGTGGTCTTGCTGTTATATCTTTCCTCGTTAGTCCAATCGGACAATCGGTCCTCAAAAACTTGACAGAAGTAGAGACACGTAGTATGATGGAGAGAACTTCACTCCATCGTAGTGTCTGAGTTTGTAGATGCACACTATGTAACTCTTCTTTCTGGTAGACTAGACAAGTTTAAAAGGAAGAAAGAGAACTTATATAACTTCCGATGCCCTTACTGTGGTGACTCACAGAAGCACAAGAGTAAGGCAAGGGGGTATTTTTTTCGTGTCAAGGCAGATATGGTATACAAATGCCATAACTGTGGTGTAGGTAGGACGTTATCAAACTTTCTTAAAGATCAAGCACCCGATCTTCATGATGAATATATCATGGAGAGATATAAGAAGGGTACAACTGGTAAAGGATCTTATGTTCCCAAACCAAAATTTGATAAACCAGTATTTAAAAAGACTGGGAATCTTGAAAGTATTTCCGATCTAAATAAAGAGCACGATGCAGTAAAATATTTACGTGATAGAAAAATTCCTGAAAAATATTTCGGAGAACTCTTCTACACAAGAAGATTCTATACTTGGACAAACACGCAAAAACCATCGTTTGAAAGAGTCGATAAAGACCAACCTCGGATTATTATCCCGTTCATTGATGAAGCAAGCGAAGAGTGGTTCGGATATCAAGGCAGATCCCTTGACCCCAGAGACCAACTCAGATACATCACAATAATGTTGGATGAAAATAGACCAAAGATATATGGACTCAACAGACTTGACAAAAGAAAACCAATCTACGTTGTCGAAGGACCATTCGACTCGCTCTTCTTGGATAATTCCATTGCGATGGCTGGGAGCGACGTTGATAGTAGGACGTTTGGTTGGAGCAATTATATTTGGGTTTATGATAACGAACCTCGTAACAGAGAAATCGTCAACAGAATCTCAAGCACCATCGACAGAGATGAACAAGTAGTCATTTGGCCAAATGATATTCAACAAAAGGACATAAATGACATGGTACTAGCTGGACATAATGTTCAGAAGGTGGTAGAATCTAATACATATTCTGGATTAGAAGCACAAATCAAACTAACTGAATGGAAAAAGGTATGACACCCACTGAAATTAAGGTTGTAAAGAGAGATGGTGAGTCCACTCTTCTTGATCTTGAAAAAATTCATAAGATGGTTGAACATGCTTGCAAGGATCTTGCAGGTGTGTCTGAATCAGCAGTTGAAATTAATAGTGGTATACAATTATTTGATGGAATTAAAACTGAAGACATTCAGGAAATCCTAATTAGATCTGCTAATGATTTAATAACATTAGAGAATCCTAACTACCAATTTGTAGCTGCTAGACTATTACTATTCAGTATTAGGAAGGCAGTGTATGGTGAGCACCCAGACAGGCATCCAAAACTTTTGGATCATGTAAAGAAATGTATTGATAAGGGTGTGTATGATAAAGGTATACTTGATAGGTATACTGAAGAAGAGTGGGAGCAACTGAATAGTTACATAGATCATGACAGGGATTATCTATTCACCTATGCTGGCATCCGTCAGGTAGTGGATAAATATCTTGTACAAGATCGTAGCACTGGAGAATTATTTGAGACACCACAGTTCATGTATTTCATGGTGGCTGCAACCCTCTTCCAAGATGACGACAAATTCTACAGACTTGAGTATATTAAAAAGTATTATGACGCAATCTCCAAACACAGAATCAACATCCCAACCCCCATC